ATGATTTTCAATAATTACCTTAAGCAAATAGGTTATAATTAATGGCAATCACAACTTACGCAGAGCTAAAGTCTAGCATCGCCAACTGGCTTAACCGCGACGATCTGACGGCGGTCATACCAGATTTTATTTCAATGGCTGAGGCTAATTTTAATCGTAGCGTTCGCCACTGGCGAATGGAGAAGCGTTCAACTGCAATTGCGAATACTCAATACACGGCGCTGCCTGAAGACTTTATTGAGCCTTTGCGGTTCAGCATTACAAGCGGAACAACAACACGGCTTGAAATGCTTAGCCAAGCGCAAATGCTTGACCGCCGTGAGTCTTCTGATAATGTTGCAAACAATTCAAGGTTTTATGCAATTACGGACGGCTCTATTGAGTTGTTTCCTACGCCATCATCGGACCAGACGCTTGAAATGGTTTACTATAGCAGGCCAACCGCCTTGAGCGACGTAAACAATTCAAATTGGCTTTTAACTTACTATCCTGACGCTTACTTGTATGGGTCTTTAGTTCACAGCGCGCCATATCTTGCAGATGATAGCCGCTTGCAGGTTTGGGCTGCATTGCTTCAAAGCTCTATTGATGCTATTAATTATGACAGTGATAAGGCAAAACACGGCGGAGCTGGCCACCGCATGAAAATTAGGAGCTTCTAAATGGCAACTTTAAATGATCGAGTGTTTGACAACGGTTTGACCGTTTTAGACACAGAGGGCAACCGCGTAGACATATGCTCTCAGGAGCCGACGACTTATGCGCAGGCCACCAGCACTTACAGCTTGGGCAATGAGACTAGCATCAGCATCTCAGCCCCAGCAGATGCCTCGCCAAACGGGCGTAAGGTTACGCTGGCTGCAATTACTGGCGCGTCTGTCACAGGAACTGGCACCGCTACACACTACGCAATTGTTGACACGTCAAATAGCCGTTTGCTTGCGACTGGTTCTTTGTCTGCGTCTCAGGCGGTAACTTCTGGAAACACATTCAGCTTGACAGCTTCAGACATCCGCATCCCAGATCCAGCCTAAGGAGTAACCTATGGTCACTCTCGTAAATCGGGCAAAGATGTCCACCAGTACAACAGGTACTGGAACAATCACGCTTGGCTCTGCTGAGAGTGGCTACCAAAGTTTTGCCGATGCTGGCGTGAGTGACGGTGACGTAGTTCGCTATGCCATCGAGGACGGTGACGACTGGGAGATTGGCTCAGGCACTTACACGGCCTCTGGAACAACCCTGTCACGCACGGTAGACGAAAGCTCCAACTCTGACGCTGCGTTGAATTTAACTGGCTCTGCGGTGGTGTTTATCACGGCTGCGGCTGAGGATGTATTTCAGGGTGAGCTGTTTGCAGAGAACTATGACGGGACATCGACAAAACCCTCGGCTACAGGCACCAACGCAGTAGCAATAGGTAAAAATGCAACTGCGACACAAGGCAGCAATATTAGCGTTGGTGCAAGCTCAGACGCAACTGGCACTCTGTCATCTAGCTTTGGCATTGCTGCTGATAGCGCAGGTGGTTATTCAACTGCACTTGGTTATGCGTCTGGAACAAGCCCATTAGGTTCTTATTCTTTAGCTGCTGGGGCCAGTGCGCAAACTGCTGGCACATATGCTGTTGCGCTTCCGAACTCTTATGCTTCTGGCAATACAAGTTTTGCCGCAGCTATTGGCAACAACATGTCAAGCTACGGTGCTTTAACCGCAAATAGCATTGCAATGGGAGCGCTTTGTAAATCCACAAACAGCACTAAAACTGTTTCAATCGGTTATCAAAATATAGCTGAAGGCGATAGTTCTTCTGCTGTTGGAGGGCGTAGTAATCAAGTTTCTGCGCAATATGGGTCAATTACTGGTGGATTTGGCAACTATATTACAATCAATGGTTTAGCTGCAAGGGTTGGTGGCTACCAAGCAAAAGCAGAAGTGCGAGGAAAGGATGCGTATTCTTCTGGCGCATTTTCTTCTGCGGGTGATGCTCAGACAGCTACTATAGTTTTACGAAAAGCGACTACTGATGCAACGGCAAGTGTATTAACAGCAAGTGGCGGGACTGGCGGCATTGGCAACCAAATCGTCCTACCCAACAACTCTGCTTTTGCCTTCCACGGCACCATCGTAGCCCGTCAGCAAGCCTCGGCAGGCACAGCAAGTGCAGCATGGAAGGTCGAGGGATTGATACGCAGGGAAGGTTCTGCTGGTACGACAGTGCTAGTCAACAGCGCAACAACTGTTCTTGATAATACCCCCGGCTGGGGCATGGCACTATCCGCTGACACAACAAACGGTGGGCTTAAAGTAGAGGCCACGGGTGCAGCATCAACTAACATCAGGTGGGTCGCTACGATCCACACATCTGAAGTAACTTACGCCTAAACAGGAGAATCCAAGTGGCTATTCAAAATAACATCGCAGAAGGTGCCTCCCAATATGGCATCGCTTTTAACAACGCATACTACCGCATCGTGACAGCGGCAATCAGCCGTCAACGTGGAGCTGATCCAAAGTTCAGCGTGATGATTGACCTGTCAGCATATGCGACAGCTACACCCGGTGACGACACTCGTGAGGTGGACTTCAAGCGGTACAACGCAAACCTAGATGACGTTCAGGCTGCATCGGGTGACGCATTCATGGACAAGTGCTACACTTGGGTAATGACACAGGACGACATGAACGGGAGCGTTGCAGTATAATGAGCATTGTCATCGACTACACAAAGGGCTTCTTTGAGGCATCACCTGCTGGTGAAACAGTCGGTGACATCTCTACTGGCACTCTCGACTTGTCCTCTGGCAATGTGTTCTCGGATGCCCCTTCTGCCAATGTGACTTATGTGTTCAACAACCCGCCCGCTACGGGTTCGGCTTATGGGTTCACACTCAAGGTAACGCCCTCTGGGACGTACACTGTGACTTGGCCTGCCTCGGTTGACTGGGCTGGTGGAACGGCTCCTGACGCTCCTGCCAGCGGGGCTACGAATGTCTACTCGTTCTACACGCAGGATGGTGGGACAACGTATTATGGCTTCCTCGCTGGTGGGGCAATGGCATGAGTTTAGCAGTAGGAGTGTAACGACATGAGTATTGCTAGGCTGATGCAACAGGCTGCGGCGGGGGTTTCTTCTGGTGGCGGGGGTTCTTATTCTCCCCCAACTGGGACAATTCTTTCGAGTTTTGCCTCTCCCTCTGGTTTACCTTTTGGTTTAGCTTACGATGGTAGTAACTTGATTAGTTGTGACTTGGGTGCAGACAGGATTTACATCCACGATGGTGTCACAGCTACAGTATCTTCTAGCTACGCTTCACCTGCCGCAAACCCAGCGGGTTTAACGTATGATGGCACAAACTTGATTAGTTGCGATGTAACGTCTGACACTATCTATGTTCACGATGGCACTTCTTCTACAATTCTGTCTAGTTTTGCTGCCCCCGGTGCCAGCCCACAGGGATTGGCCTATGATGGAACCAATCTGATTAGCTGTGATAGTTCATCAGACCTCATTTACATACACGACGGGGTTTCTGCTACTATACTGTCTAGTTTTTCCGCACCCTCTTCAAACCCTCGTGATTTAGCTTTCGACGGCACAAATCTTATAAGTTGTGACAGTGGGACAGACCTTATCTACGTTCACGATGGCGTATCTTCCACGGTATTGTCCAGCTTCTCTTCGCCATCTACAAACCCAGAAGGCTTAACTCACGACGGCACTAATCTGATTAGCTGTGACTATAACACAGACCTTATTTATATTCATGCCAACGCAGCATAAGGACTTCCCATGCTACTCGTAAAAACATCAAACGGACAGGTAGAGCAATTCCCTTACACGCTCGGAGACCTTCGCCGTGATAATCCGCAAACCAGCTTCCCCAAGAAGATTGGTGATGCGATCCTCGCCAGCTACGGCATCTACCATGTGATGCCTGAAACACAGCCTGAGTACGACAATCTTGTACAAGCCCTTGTGCGTGACCCTGAGCCTCACAATAACGAGACAGCGGTCAATGAGGACACAGGCGAGACCTACAAGACAGGTCGCTGGGTCATTGGCTACACTGCTGAGAACAAGCCACAGGATCAGGCTGAGGATGCTATCCGCAATAAGCGTGACCAACTGCTTAAAGAGACTGACTGGATGGCCCTGAGCGACAACACCATGACGCCTGAGTGGGCATCGTATCGTCAGGCACTTCGTGATATAACGGACCAGACTGGCTTTCCTTATTCTGTCGTGTGGCCCACCAAACCTTGAGGTAAACAATGCTTGGATTTTCGCCCCTAGCCTCTGCGCCTCTGGCTGATGATGGGGCGATAGCCGAAGTTATTCACATCCTAAATGGTGTGAGTATTACCACAGGCCAGCCTACGGTTGGTTCTCCTACAGTCTCTCAGGACCATGACTTAGCTGCTGATGGCTTGACGACAGGATCGCCTGTTGTTCAGTCGTCAAATCTGGTTGAAAATGTTTCACTAGATGCGAATGGCATCACTACAGGTCAGCCTGTTGTTGGTTCGCCTACGGTCACTGAGACGACAGCAATCAACGCTGATGGCATTACCACTGGTCAGCCTGTTGTTGGCCCTCCGAGTATTACGCAAGATCAATCCTTAATTCTCGCTAACATCACTACTAGTCAGCCTGCTGTCCCTGCTATTACGATGGCAGAGGAAGAGACCTTTAGCGCCGACCCCATTACTGCTGGCGTTCCTATCCTTGGCGCATCTGACATTGCTCAGGATCAAGACCTAAGCCTGACATCTATCAGCACTGGGGCACCTGACCTTGGCAACCCAACGGCATCTGAGGCGCAGGTTCTTAACCCTGCCGATATTGTCACGGACCAGCCCACACTCGGTTCTGCTGACATTGGCACGATCCACAACTTCGCTCCTGTTGGTATTACTACGGGCCAGCCAAGTGTTGATGCCTCGACGATTGACCAAGACCACAGCATTACACCTGCTGACATTACCACAGGCCAGCCTGTTGTTGGTGCATCGGTCATTGTCCAAGACCAGACCCTAGTCGCAGCTAATATCACCACAGCGCCCCCTACAGTTGGTTCTGCTGATGTTGTGGCCATTGCCACCCTAGACGGGGACAGCATCACCACAGGTCAGCCTAGTGTCTCTGAGGCTACATTAGTTCAGGTTCACAATCTAACGGCTAATGGTGTTACTACAGGTCAACCTGATGTACAAGCCAGTACGATGGTCGTCACGTTCATTCTGCTGGGTAACGACATCACTACGGGTCAACCTGTTGTAGGTGAGCTATCTATTAACGCAAGTGGGCGTAGGGTTGTGTCAGTTACAAGTAGCTCACTTAACAATGTGACTTTGACTGAGACTTATAACTCAGCAACAGTTTCTTACAACAACAATGTAGCTACTACGAGTGGCAATCAGAATAAGGTAGCTTAGAATGGCTTTCAATATCAAGCAAAATGATACATCTCCTTCTCTACAAGCTACCCTAAAAGATGCACAACTTGTACCTGTAGATATTACTTCTGCTACAGTCAAGTTCCACATGAAGTCATTAGATGGTGTCGTTAAAGTAGACGAGACAATGACCATCACAGATGCTGACGGTGGTGTCGTTCAATACGACTGGCAAACTGGTGATACTGACACTGTTGGCACTTACTATGTAGAGTTTGAAGTGACCTACGCTGATGCCTCTATCGAAACCTTCCCT